TAATCAGTAACTTCACACCTAATCTGATCTTTGACGACATCTAAATAAAAGTAAAACAATGGCAGCAACAGCTTCCTTTAATCTCGCAACTAAAGTAATCACAGTAGCATCGGATGCCCTCCCTGCTCCTGTGATTCCTGGTGCGTTTCCTAACGATAATAACCCTAACACTATTCAGGAGAAGGATTGGGATCATGACTTCTTATACCGTGGAGGAACATTTGGAATTGCTCGCACATTTGATAATACTGGATATACGCATGACGGATATATTCGGAGAGCGACCATCTCGATCAACGACCTAACTCTTTTTACAGGTGGTAATCCTGATATTGCAGTTAATGATGAGATAATGGTTGTTTTCAGTGATGGATTAAAGCAAAAATTCATCTTTAGAAGCACAACATTCACCTCTATTGATGGTGAGTGTTGGTTATCTAGTGATACGACCCTAGATTTCATAGTAGCAGATCAGGCAACAACTCCTGTAAGTGGTACAATGGAGTATTTTGACCAGAGGAATGCAAGAATTGATACTCCTTTAGGTCAAATTGGGATTTCTGGTAATGGAGTTGCTATTTTTAACCCTTCTGCTGGTGCTGGACTCAATCCTCCCTCTGGTTTTAGTTGGGTTGCTGCTGGTGATCTGACTTTTGTTAACTCTGGAGAGGATTCTTGTGGTGGACACCCAGAGCAAAATGGAATTTACCACTATCATGACCCACATTTCCTAGATTGTTGGAAATCAGGGTCATCTATGGCATCATATAACGATTATTATGGTGCAACTCAGTATAATGGAGATAATATTCGTCACCCAGACGGTCATTCTAAGATAATTGGCATAGCATTTGATGGATTTCCTATCTACGGACCTTATGGATACGACGTACCATTCGATAATTTGAGTGGTACTAGGACAATGAGGACTGGTTATGCTGTAAGAGACACAGAAATAGCAGGAAGACCCGATTATGGCAACACAGCTGATAATCCTCCAGCTGGTACTCTTATGGAGGACTATGAATATATCGAAGGGACTGGTGATTTAGACCTTCATAATGGTAGATTTGCTATTACACCTGAATATCAGGACGGCACTTATGCATATTTCCTAACAGTAGACGAAACTAACACAGATATTACTAAGTTTCCTTTTATTGTTGGACTAAAGACTAGAGAAACTATTGATACTACCTTCACTAGTGAGACCCCTGCTGCTGGAGGTGGTGGAGGAGCAGGTGACGGTCCTGCACCTGTCTTATCATTCAGTCTACAACCACAAAATGCTACTGTTAATGCTGGTGAAACTGCTACATTCACAGTTACTAAACTTGTCAGTCCAGAAGATGGACCTGTGGCATATCAGTGGTATAGATCTACTGATGGTGGATTCGCATTTGCTGCTATAACTGGAGCAACAACTAACACGTATTCAGTTACTGCCCTGTCATACATGACTGGATACAAATATCGTTGTAGAATCGCTGGTCCTATAGGTGCACCACAAGCAGCATCTAACTCACCACTAGATTCTAATGCAGTAACACTAACAGTTACTGGTACAGGAAGCGGTGGTAGCACCGATAATAGATTCGATAGTACCTCATCTACTCTCGACTCCACACTACAAACTTATGATGGCACCTAAATAACACTGTAAAGACTACTATCATGGCAAAGCAAACCCTCAATATTGGATCGTCGGCAAACGATGGAACTGGTGACAGTCTGAGAGATGGTGCTATCAAATTGAATAGCGTCATTGACGAATTGTATACCAATCTCGGAAACGATACCAACTTACAAATTAACGTTGGCACTCCTGCTGCTGATCAAATTCTGAAATGGAATGGTGCTCAGTTTGCTGAAGGAGATTTCAGTAAGTTTACTGGAGATATAGATGTTGGTGGTCATAAAATTATATCATCTGCTAATGGTGACATAACTGTCCAACCAAATGGCACAGGAGACATTCAACTCTGGGCTGGTGGCACAGGATCTGCTTTAACATATATTGACGGTGCTGATGGTAAGTTAAAGTATACTAATTCCTTTGCTACTACTGGAGATTTACCAAATTCTGGTACACATGATGGTATGTTTGCTCTTGTAGTTGCTGATAACACAGCAAGAGTTGCAACTAGTGGTGGTTGGAAGAAAATTATAGGTGAAGATCATAGTCTCGGTGATCTTGGTGATGTAGATATGACCGTTGGAGGTGGACCTAGTGATGGACAAGTTATTAAGTGGAATGCTGGTAACTCTGCATGGGAACCTGCAAACGATGATTCATCAGGTGGTGGTGGCGGTGGAACCACTCAAAATTTATTTGAAGGAATCACTGCTGACACTGGTAGTACTACTGCTAGTGCTCCTACTGATGTTCTTACAGTTGCGGGAGGCACTAATATCGAGACTTCCATCGCAGGAGACACCCTCACAATAAACATGACAGGAGCATTAGGTGCTCCAGATCAAAACTTATACTCTGTAATAGGAAGTGACTCAGGAAACAAAACCGCAGGTAGTGCAACTTCTACTATTAACTTCGTTGGTGGGACTGGTATTAGTACTGCTATTAGTGGAGACGATCTCACGATTACAAATGATTCTCCAAATGTAAGTCAAGAAGTCTTCAGGACAATCACTGGAGACAGTGGTACCACAACTGCTTCCCTCGCAACTTCTTCCCTCGCTGTGACAGGTGGCCAGGGTGTAACAACTGCTGTAACCTCAAACACAGTAACGGTTAACGCTGATTTATATCTTAGCACTACTCCTGCTGAGAATGACATTATAATCTATAATGGTACCTCATGGGAGTCAGTTACATCTGCTGCTATTGGAATTAATTTCACTGCTAATGGTAACGGTGCATATAGACTTGCTGGTGGTGGAGTTAATGCCTCTACTGACAACCCAACAGTATATGTTTATAGAGGATTTACATACAGATTAAATAATACAACTGGATCTGCACACCCTCTTGCTTTAAGACAGACTTCTGGTGGTACAGCAGTCACAGAAGGTGTTAGTGGATCTGATATTGGAGTCCAATATTGGACAGTACCACAATCTTTAGCTGCTGGTACAACATATGTTTACCAGTGCACTGCACACGCAGCAATGGTAGGAAACTTAACGGTAGTCTAATATGACAAGAACAGTCCCAGGTAGCGGTGCTCAAATAATCCCAATATTCAATAGTATATTTGGGGTGAGGGATGTTTATGTGATAAGCAAGGGTAGTGGGTATGATCCTAATGATCCACCAAGATTACGAGTGGAGAATTGTGGCACACCTATTAGAGATGCAGTATTAAGAGCAGTCATTGAAGGTGACTTAGGTGAATTAACTGCTGTAGAAGTATTAGATCCAGGTGAAGGATATGACCCATTACGTCTTCAGATAGACGATGATAATAGTGATGGATCTGCTTCTGGTAATATCTTCCTTAAAGAGAATGGTGAGTTAGATTTTATTCAAATGACTGTCCCTGGTGATGGTTATTTTGATGCTAGTGCCCAAATACTTGGAGGTGGTGGATCAGGATCTGAATTGGTACCAGTGACAGGATTGATTACTGGTCTTGCTATTCAGGAAGCTGGTCGTAACTACACAGAGGAAGACGTAAATATTATCATTAGCGGTGGTGGTGGCCAAGGTGCTACAGGTGTTGCTAATGTTAATCAGTTTGGTGAAGTTTCCTCTATCACATTAACTAATCAAGGTGAATTCTTTGAAGAGCCACCATTGATACAGCTTATTAAGGGTGGTGGATCAGGTGCTACTGCTGAGGCATTCATTAACCTTGGTAAGATAACCCAGATAAACTTATTGACAGGTGGTGGAGGATATACTACTCCTCCAGAAGTTATCTTTACTAGAGATACTAACCTGATTAGAGAGGCAAGAAATAGACAGTCTCTTAACTCTACTGTATACGATCTGACTGGATTAACTACTAATGTCAATTCTGGTACAGGTACAATATATGTCCAGACTACTGATCCATATGCAGGTTCTGGTAAGATTCTTCTCGGTAGAGAGATCATAAGATATACTGGCAAGCAAGCTAGGTCTAATGGTGATGATTATGATGCATTTACTGGTTGTGACAGAGGTGTTAACTTCCGTTTTGACCAGAAAGTTATCTTAGATAATCTACAAGATGATCCAAATACAGGGTTAACTGCATATAGTTTCCAAGTAACTGACAAGGTTAGAAGGGTAGTTGAATCATCTAATAACCGAGTTGCTATTGTATATGACTGGGATGTTTCTCAAAGAGCACTATACTTAACCTTTGAAGTTGATGAACTAGCATTCATCGATGGTGGTAGATCTAATGAGAAGTCTAAGATTATAGCATTTGTAGCAGGTACTGCTGGATCAACAGGCACAGGTGTAGAGCCTCACATTTTAATAGAAGCACCTGGTGAAGATATTGTTGCATTTACTGTGCCATTAAGTTTAATACTTAATAGAAGGTTTGAAGATGATGATGAAGAGTATACTGATAGTGAGGGTGTACAACAATTTGGTGATGGTATTATTGACCTAGTTAATACTGCAACTGAGTATGAAAACCAGATTTGTTTAGATGGTGGTATCGCATCATCTAAATATGGTATAGAGGAAACACTTGGTGGACAAAATACTACTCTATTCCAAGCTGGTGATCAAATATATGATGGTAATGCTAACTCATTGGTAGCTACCATCCAATCTGCTGGTGCATTAGGTGATGGGGATACTCATACATCAACTGCATCTTTAATAATTGAATATATTAATAGTAATACATTCACTAGCAGTGAGGGAGTTCAGGGTCAAACAACAAATATGACTGCTACCTCAACTGGGATCGTAGAAGGTCCAATAATAGGTAGTAATGAAGACTTACATACATTAACTATCAAAGATATTGTTTCTCCAAATAGTACGACGTACCTTTGGACTGTGGGTGAAACAATACAAGGAAATACTTCAGGTGCTACAGCAAAGATATATTCTATTGAATATACCACTGCTGTCAGAAATGAAGACGAATAACCCACATAAATAAAAAGAAGGCAATTTGTATCAATGGCGTTACTTACCGACCAATTTAGAATCTTTACTGCCGAAAGGTTTAGGAAAGCACTTGAAGGACCAGATCCTACGCAGTCTGACTTGTTGGCAGGTAGTGCTAGAGATCGTCTTTATGTGTTCATAGGCAGACCACAACCGTGGGATAACGAGAATGCACCTCCAGACCCAGTAGACTCATTCCAAGAATTTGCGGATGACTATTCGGATATGATCTCTCTGAAGAGAGTGTTAGCAAATGACACTATTCAGGTGGTCAGGCGTACCGACTGGATTCCCCCAGAGCAAACAACTGGTGGATTGGGTTATGTTTATGATATGTACCGCCATGATTACTCCTCAACTAAGACAGCATCGTCAGGTGCTACGAAACTATACGACTCAGACTTTTACGTCGTTAATTCGTCTTATCAAACGTACAAATGCATCTACAACGGGACAAGTCCTTCTGATCCTAATGGTAAACCTAGTACTGTTGAGCCCACAGGAACCTCCACTTCGATTATCACAACTGCTGATGGCTACCGTTGGAAGTATATGTACACGATCCCTGTTGGTCAAGTCTTAAAATTCTTCTCCAACGAGTATATGCCTGTGTTGGAAGACTCTGCTGTTGTAGCTGATGCTATCGGTGGAGAAATTGACACTATTATTATTGCCTCATCAGGTAGTGGTTATAACAATGGTACCTATGAAAACGTCCCTATTAAAGGAGATGGTGTAGGTGGTAGAGTTTCACTTGTTGTAGATGGTGGTCGTATTGCCTCTGCTACTGTTACATCTGGTGGATCTGGATACAC